TTGTTCTCATCACCTAAGTCACTGCGGTTAAATGCAACGCTTGTGTCAACTTCATGATCTAATGTTGAAATTGGACCGTGTGAACGATCTTTCATATAGTTAACATCAAATACCCAAGACACATCTTTAATGTAACTTGCTGAGAAGTTACCAACATACTTGCGACGATATAGACCAGCTGTACTGTTTGTTACTGAATCTAATGCCGATGCGCTGATATTTCTGTATGTCATACCGCTTGCGCTGAATGCTGTTACGTATGTTGATGGTAGAGCTAATGTGCCTGTACCTGGTAATGGTTGGTTACGATCCATACCTGCTGGAATTACAGGATCATCACCTTCTAAGTCAGTTGCACCAGTCATATAAGCATCTGTACCAGCTTCTTCAAACTGTACGTAAGTATCTGAAGTACTTGTACTAAAATTCCAATGCTTCTTAAGTCCGCCTACTGTTGCAACACGGCCTGCAATCTTAGTAACTTGATCAACTGTAGTGTTGTCAAATTTTGCACTAATTGTCATTTCGCCTGCGGCTAAAGCTGTAGCGGCTTTGTCTACTAATAGACAAGTTGCTGTATTGCCATCTGTGTCAATACATTTGAATCTTTTTGAACTTTTTTGTTTTACGATATAGCCACGAACACTTTCAGTACCGTTGTGAAATTGTACTTTAATGTTGCTGTCGCTATCTGCGCCAAACCATTTTTTGTTTAACGGGCGTCCCATTTATTTTCTCCTTAAACACGGCGTTCTAGGCCGTACGCGGTGGGTTACCGCATAAAACTTACACCATGTAAGTCATTACTATGTATTTAGCTACAAATGAAAAAGGGCTCCGAAGAGCCCTTTGACATTTTCTTGTAAAGTAAAAATTACTTGAAAGAAACGTTGCTAATAGCAATACGACCTAGGTAGTCAGCTGCGTTACCTAGAGAAGAAGCTGTGTTTGTCAACTCAACATAACCATAACGTGTCATGAATGAAACGACTGGTTCAAATGTTGATGGATCTAACACAACACCACTGCTCATCAATGGAATGTATGGGCAATAGAATGCTGCTGCATCGCTTTCGCTAGAACCTTTATAACCAATAAGGATATCAGTTGTATCAGTTGCGTATGTGTTTACATACACTTTCATAGCGTTATTCAATGTACCAACTAACTTGGTGTTTGTTGGAGCTTCGAATGTACCTTCTGTTGTACGAGCAAATGCTGATGTTGTTGCGCTTTGTAGAATTGTCAAAGCGTATGGGCTTACAACGGCCCAGTTACCAGCACCACGACGTGTACGCTGAGCGATCAAGTTGCTTACGCGGTTGATTTGAACAGCTAAAGCTGCGTGTTCGTCACCAACGAATGTAGCTGTACCTGAAACAGCGTTTTGGTCAAATGTTTCAACTGCTGAACCAGCTAGACTTAGCAATGAAGCTAGGATCTCTTGGTCAATTTCAGCTGTGATTTCTTGAGCCAAAGCAGCCATAACTTCTGCTTCGATGTCAATACCTTGTTGGGCTTGTGCATCTTGAGCAGCCTCGAATGTCCAACGAGCAGACAATTTACGAGTTTTAGCTTCAACTGTTTGTTTCAAGATTTGAATGCTCATACGCTTACCAGCTTGACCTTCTAGGGTTGCTGTAGAAACAGCACGACCTGTTGAATCAGCTGAATAGCCTTCAGCAATCTTGAATGGGCTTAGTGCCTCTTCACCAGCTGTTACGCCAGCATTGCTTGATGTGTCAGCATAGCGAACACGCAATGTATGGATTTGACCAACTGGGCCAGTCATTGGCTGTACGCCAACCAACTCGTTAGCAATAACGGTTGGCATAACACGACGGATTACTGGTAGAATCACGCGGTTTAGTGTTGCAACGTTGCCGGCAGAAGTGGCACCAGCTGTAGCAGATTCTTGAAGATACTTCTTAGTATTTTCTAGAGTCACGCCCATTACTGATTTTTTAGTGCCTTGTAGGCCTTCTAAAAGAGCTTCTTTTGTCTCCGACCAACGGCTTGTAAGTAGTTCTGACATTTAAATTTCTCCTTAAATTTTAAGTCCAGCAAGGCGTCGAATGTCTACGATATTTGATTCATCCTCACTGCTACGTGTGCTGTTGGAAACTTTGTTTCCTGTAATTTCTTTTGCCTCTACAAGTGCCTGTTTCTTCTGCGGAGCTTTTCCAGCTATTACAGCTGGGAGATACTTTTCAAAACTTTCATTAAGTTTTGCAGTTTTCACACTCTCCATTAACTCTGACATGATTTCACGTTGCTCTGAGTTTAACGGAGCAAGTAACTCATTCATGATTTCTTTGCGGTGTTGCGCTTCTTTCAAAGCTGCAATCTCTGCTTCTTTACTTTCTACGATTCGCTGTGCTTCTTCAATTGCTTGTGCAGCTTCTTGAACAGCTTCAGTCTTCATGTCTATGACCTTGAGTAATTTAGCAGTTTCTGACTTCTCGTTTAGATATGACGCTTGATATTCTTGAGCAAATGCTTCAAATAGTTTACGTCCAAAATCTGCACGACGAGCTGCTTCGATGTCTTCTTTTAGTGATGTAATTTCAGTCTTTAGACCGTTAGTTACAACACCTTCAACCATCTTAGCTGCACGTTCTACAAATTGTTGTTTTACCTTCGCAAGTTGTTCACGACCTTCACGAACCAAGCGTACTTTAGTTTCTGCTAGGTCCTGTTTATCTTTGTAAAACTCGGCGATTTCTTCTGCCAAAGCTTCTACTACGAATTGTTCTAATTTACCAAATTTCTCAGCCATTACGACTTGATCTTCATGTAGCTCTTTAACTTCTGAAGCTAGTTGACGACTAACGAATTCCTTCATTAGTGCAGCATCTGCTTTCATTTTTTGAGCATACTTGACTTTCATTTCAGCTAATTGCTTACGGTCATCGGCAAATTCAACAAGCTCTTGTGATAGGTGATCTGTGATCATACGATCAACAGCTTCGATCATTGTTTGCTTGTCATGCTCATATTTTTGAGCAAACTCTTCGCGTAGTTCTTGAGCTACTTGTTCGCGATTCTCTGTGATTCTCGCGTCCCAAGCGGCTTCAATTGATGCTTTGATCTCTTCAGAAATCACATTGTTTTCAAATAGTGTTTTTAGTGCATCCAACATGTGATTCTCCTTGTTATTGGAGTCTGCTTATTATTCCTAATAAGCTCTCTTTGAGATATTGTTGTGCTTTAGGATCACCTTTCACCTCTTGCGCTATACGCAAGGCATTAAAACCACCACGACTGTTCATCAAGTGTTCATAAATTGGTGTTGGGTATGCTCCAGGAGCACTAGGTTGAGCTACCATATCTACTGTGATAATCTCAAAATCTGAAACTTCACCGGATCCGTCATCTTTGACGTTTCCGGATCCGCGTGAACTGACACCTAACTTCACGCCGCTTTCCAGCATTGTGCGAATTAGTTGTCCCATTGGGGTAGGAAGTATTTTCAACTTCCCGTAACCGTTTGGACCGTCCATCCACATGTTTACTATCATGTGACTGACGCGGTCCAGGTTAATTTTTAGATCATCTGGATGATCCACTTCCCCGAGAACTGAATAGCCGTTTTGAATCTGATCGTTAAGGGTTTTGACAGCCTTGCCAATCTCTTGCACAGGATAAACACGCTGATTAGCGTTACGTATACCGCCTTGGATGCAAATCCCAGACATATACAAGTTTTTTCCTTCTTTGTCATCAGATTCAACGACCATTTTTGCTTCGTTGAAACTGAGATTCTCTCGGAGGTATAAAGACATATTTTAGTAGTCTCTGTTTAAATTATCTGCTTCCGATAAGACTTTTCTTATCTGGAGCTGTGTCGCCGGCACCTTTCTTCTCTGCACCATGGCCTGGTTCTTTCTTCTTGAATGCTGTCTTACCAGCATTACCACCTGGAACATTGATGTTGCCTGCGTTGTCTTCTTTAGTTGCTGGGTTTAGTAATCCGCCTTTAGTACCTTCGCCTTTAGCTTCTCCGCCTTTTGCGATGTTAGCAGTTGTACCGCCCATATCGTTCTTACCAGCTACGATTGACTTAGTGTTTGCACCGTTGTCACCGTGCTTTGGAAGTGCTACTTTGTCAACATATTCCATGAAACGTTGTAATTCGTCAACTGGTTCTTCTGGTGCGCCCATGTCCATG